ACCGCCATTACTTATTGTTTAGAAGTTTTTTACGGGTAACACATCTCGGATGCGCCGCTGTACTCTACAAAGGAGACCCTTCGGGTCTCTCACTTTCTAGAGGGACACTTCCTTCTTCTTGGGCCGGCCCTTACCCTTCTTCACTGAAACCTCGCGCGTGTCTGGGTCACCCGCGTCGATGCTCACGATGTCAGACACGTCGTCCTCCTCCCGCGGCGGCCGGCTCATCTGTGGCTGAGGGGGGCCCATCATTCCCATCAGGGATCCAAAGTCCATTCCTGGGCCGCGCATCTCGCGCCGCAGACCACCTGCAGGAGGCTCCCCAGCTGCTGGTCCCGCACCACCTGGCTGTGACCGCTGCACCGCATCCATCATGTTCTGCATCAGGCCTGGGTTCTGCTTCATCACCTGAGTCACGTTGGGCACGGCCGCCTTGAACATGCTATTCGTCAGATGGAACATCATCGCCGAACCGCCAACCATCATGATCAGCTTCACCTCTGGCGCCACCTGGACCTTCGTCTTGTACTTGTTATACAGCTCCTCGAAGACGCCGTCGTAATCCTCGACGTTCTCCATGGTGTTCTGGGACCATCCGTTTAGTTCAACGTCAAAGGGATCGAACTTGTCGTTCAGAAACTCCAGGCCGGTCACACAAGCCACCAGCATACGACGCTGGAACTTGATAGAACGCTCGACCTCGATAGAATAGGTCATGCGCTTATACTCCGTGCGAATCTCATCAATGTCACTGTAAATCGTCAGACGGGCGCTCGACTGAATGCCCTTCTTGTTCAGGCGAGTGATCTTGTTCAGCAGATCAGCCTTCTCGTCCTCGATGGTCTTGTAGCCATCAGAAGGCGTGTTATCGCCACCGCCGCCCTGAAACTGCTGCTGACCACCCTCCTGGCCAAAGCCTTCGCCTTCGTCCTCTTCTCCATCATCGTACTCCTCAGGCATTGGAGGGGGTGGCGCGGTACGCTTACCGGGATTCATGAACATGTCGAGACCTGTATCCTCCTGGCCACCCTGTGGCTCCACTGGTCCAGGGGCCCGTTTCATAAAAGGACTCGGGCGCGCCGGCTTGGGGCGCAGAGGAACCGTCTTCTTGGTGGGAACCTGAATAGAGATTTCGTCCAGAAGCTTGGACTCGTCATCATCTAGACTCATGGTGGGGCCGTCATTGGTATCGAAACTCATGGTGGTCGCCATCTCTGGAATCTTTAAAGAAAGGAACTTGCAATCTTTAACGCACCAAAAAAATATTAACCAATTATAAATGGCTTTCAAAATTGGCAAGGTTCTGACTCAGGCTGTGATCATCGGTCTGCTCGTGGCGATCCTCGTGATGCTCGTCCAGGGGCGTGGCAGCACGTACGAGCCTGCTCCTCTGGTGACGGTGGCAGGCGCTCAGGCATCCGCCACCCCCTCGTCTCTGACGGAGATCCCCTCGTCTCTGGAGTGCACCCCAGGCCCCTCGGAGAAGGCGGCGTACTACACGCGCGGCCTGACCCCAGGTGGTCTGTGCGGTGACGGCGAGTCGATCCGCTCACAGATTCGCGACTTTTCCATCGAGGGTGGCATCGGTGGCTCTCTGCTGGAGCGGACTTGAAACCAAGTGCGAAGCACTTGTGAGCCCACAGGGGCGAAAACCCTACGGGTTTCCCGACTCGGTTTTTAATCTAAATCTAAATTAAATGTGCGACACGGAAGTGTACACCGTTCGTGTTGATTCAGTATATGCTGCATCAAACACGAGCTTTGTGAGTTATCTTAATATTCCTATTCGTAACGTCATCAAGGTTGAGTTGCTTTCATGCAGTTTCCATGGTAACGCCACGTCCATCCCAACCAGCGCCATGTATGTTCACGTAGCAGAACTGACGTCAAAGTTTCTGGACCGTGGAAACCTCAGCTACGATTCCCAGGTGGCTGGTAAGATTTCTACAGAAGGCACCGCACCCTACCTGACAATTTCAAACACGAATATGCTAGCCACCTCACTGGTGTGCATCCCTTTGTCGGATGGTATTCCCGACCATCGTACTATTTTTACGAGCGGCAATTACTTTCCTGTCGAGGTTGTTTACATAGATCCTATCCGCCAGATTGAAAAGTTGACCATCAATTTGTACGCGTCGAGCGGTGGTCAGCCAATTATTGATCAGGGCCCGACGTTCTTGACCTTCCGCTTCACCTGCTCCAAGCCAAACGTGTGCCAGTACGGTGGGCAAATTGTCTAGGTACATCTTAGTACATGACGGAGTACATAGTTTACGTAGACTCTAATAATCGCAACCAGACTCTCTGGCCCGATTCGAATAATTACACGCTCCACCTGACCACCCCAATCCTGAACGTCACAGAGGTTGAGCTCGTGTCGGCTCAGCTCCCAGACCTGGCCGCTTCCCAGTTTGTGACGCTCGACATTGCAGAGCTCCGGACACCCAGTCACCTCACAGCCTCGGCGCTCGTCGCCACAGGGCCCATTCGCGTCCCGACCGCAAACGCATTCAATGGCTCGTTCGCCACCATCCCCATAAAAATCACTGGCACGGCTGAATTTTATAACGCAAATTACCGTATAAGCACCAAGTACCCTGCACGCATCGATAAACTTGACCGCTTGACCGTCTCATGGCGTCAGCCCAATAGCGGCACTTTACTCGATTCTGGACGTAATATGTTTCTCCTAAAATTCAAGACGATCCAAGTCCCAGAAGAGCCCGACCGTCCAGAGAGCCTCCCCCCTCCAGTCACATGGGACAACGGTGATCACACCAAGATGATCATCATTGGGGTGGTTGCTCTCGTAGGTCTTTTGATAATAATCTCCGTAAAAAACAGATAGACGATGTGTGATAGCATCGCGAATGGGGGGCCCAGGGCCGTTGCGTGCCCTCCCTGCCCTCCAGCGAACGTCATCATCGCCTCAAACGTCCTAGACACAACTGGAAACGTCATCGCTGGTAACATTATCGCCGTTGACGGAACCTTTACAGGAAACTTATACGTGGCTGGTCAGATTTATGGCAATATAATATACAATTCGCTCAATATCGGTGGGATTATTAATACGCAGACGATTGTCGCTGAAGCTTATTTCGGAAACGGGTACGGCCTCTCGAACCTCAACGCCTCGAATATCACAGGAACAATTTCAAACACGAATTTACCGCCAAGTGGAGTGGTGGCTGGTACATACGGTTCATTTGCAAATGTCTCACAGGTGACTGTGGATCAGTACGGTCTCGTGACGGCCGCCTCCAACGTCGCCATTCTGTCGTCTCAGTGGTCGACCGTCGCAGGGAACGTCGCGTACCAGAACGGTGTGTCCGTAGGAACCTTGAATGCACCACCCGTGGGATCGAACCTATACGTCCTTGGCTCGGCCAACGTCACTGACACCCTCAACGTTTCAACTTTGTACGTAAATTCAGCAACCGTCTTTGGGTCAGCCACCCTAAATGTTTTTGGAATTTCAAACCTAAATTCAGTGAGAGCCAGCCTTTACACTGGTAACGGTTCTGGAATTTCGAACCTCAATTCAAGTAATTTAGTTGGGAACGTAGCCAACGCCAATGTGGCCCTGGTGGTCTCCCAAGCGGCCCAACCCAATGTGACGTCACTGGGTACTCTGACGGGTCTGACGATTAACGGGTTACTCATAGCCTCCAATGGTTCTGCAATTTCAAACCTAAATTCAAGTAATTTAGTTGGTAATGTTGCAAGTTCCAACACGGCCCTAGTTGTTACACAGGCCTCGCAGCCCAACATCACGTCGGTGGGAACCCTAACCGGTCTCGTAATCCAAGGATTACTCGTAGCCTCAAACGGTTCGGGAATTTCAAACCTTAATTCAAGTAATTTGATCGGGAACGTAGCCAACGCCAATGTGGCCATGGTAGTTTCCCAGCCTGCTCAACCCAATATCACCTCAGTGGGTACTCTGACGGGTCTGACGATCAATGGATTGCTCGTCGCTTCCAACGGTTCTGGAATTTCAAACCTAAATTCAAGTAATTTGGTCGGGAACGTAGCCAACGCCAATGTGGCTCTGGTGGTCTCGCAGCCTTCTCAACCCAACATAACGTCCGTGGGTACTTTGACATCCCTTGGCGTCTCGGGGATCCTACAGGCAGGCCTCCTCACAGGAAATGGTTCTGGAATTTCAAACCTAAATTCAAGTAATTTGGTAGGGAACGTTGCGAATGCCAATGTGGCTCTGGTGGTTTCTCAGCCTGCTCAACCCAATGTGACGTCACTGGGTACCCTGACGGGTCTGACGATTAACGGGTTACTCATAGCCTCCAACGCGTCGGGGTTGTCTAACGTCAACGCCTCTAACCTAGTAGGGAACGTTGCCAACGCCAATGTGGCTCTGGTGGTCTCGCAGCCTTCCCAACCCAATATCACAAGTTTAGGGACCCTGACAGGTCTTGTGGTCTCTGGAATTTTGAACTCAAATTTGTTTACAGGAAATGGTTCGGGAATTTCAAACCTAAATTCAAGTAATTTAGTTGGAAACGTTGCACATGCCAATGTGGCTCTGGTGGTCTCACAGCCTTCCCAACCCAATATCACGTCGGTCGGTACATTGACTTCCCTGACCGTTTCAGGGTCTTCGAATGCCGGTATTTTCTATGGTTCGGGTGCCGGTCTCACAAACATACCAATCAGCAATCTCTCAGGGACGGTCAACTACGCCAATACCGCTGGTTCGGTAGTCAACCCGGCTCAACCAAATATCACTTCAGTAGGAGCCCTCACGACTCTGACCGTCATCGGATCTCTCATAGCCGGTACAATTTCGGGTGACGGCCAAGGTCTTTATGCCATCCCCTCGTCAGCCATCATCGGAACGATCGCCACGGCCAACTCGGTCGTCCAACCGGCTCAGCCAAACATCACCAGTGTTGGTACTTTGACGGGTTTGACCGTTAATGGACTTTTGAGAGCCTCGAATGGTTCTGGAATTTCAAACCTAAATGCCTCGAACCTGGCCTTCGGTACATTGAGCACCGGTGTGTTGCCCACGAGCGGTGTGACTACTGGTATATACGGCTCAGGTGCCAACGTTTCGCAGGTCACCGTCGACCAGTACGGCCGCGTTACGACAGCAAGTAATGTGCCCATCGTCGCGTCCCAATGGACATCTGTCGCCGGGAATGTCGCGTATCAGAACGGTGTTTCGATAGGAACCCTAAGCGCCCCTCCTGTAGGCTCGAACCTTTACGTTCTGGGGCAGGCCACCATCGGGAACATCGTTTCGAACGGGTCGGCTCTTTCAGCCTTGCAGGGCAGCAACATACAGGGGAGCGTGCCCCAGGCCAATGTAGTCGCGCAAGCGGCGCAACCCAACATCACCAGTGTGGGGCAATTAACGGAGTTAACTGTCCAGGGATTACTCATCGCTTCCAATGCCTCGGGGCTGTCTAACATAAACGGTTCGAACGTTTCAACCGTCCCCACGTCGCAATCAGTGATTTCTCCTTCCCAACCCAACATCACTAGTGTTGGACAATTAACAGGGTTAATTGTTCAGGGATTGCTCATAGCCTCCAACGCGTCGGGGTTGGCTAACGTCAACTCCTCTAACCTGGTCGGGAACGTTGCAAGTGCTAACGTCGCCTTGGTGGTTTCTCAGGCTGCCCAGCCCAACATAACGAGCGTGAACCAGCCTGGCAGTACATTTACGGTCAACGGTCTTTTGATAGCCTCAAACGCTTCTGGAATTTCAAACCTTAATTCCTCAAACCTCGTGGGTAACGTAGCAAATGCCAACGTGGCTCTCGTGGTTTCCCAACCGGCTCAGCCCAACATCACGTCTGTGGGCACCTTGTCGACCCTGAACGTTTCGGGTGACACAAATACCGCCTCACTTTCAGTGCCCGGTGTATTCACTGCTAACTTGACTAATGTGACAATATTTGACACGCTGCTCGTCCCAAATATCACCGTCTCGACTGGTCTCACGGTTCAGGGACTTTTGATAGCCTCAAACGGTTCTGGAATTTCAAACCTTAATTCAAGTAATTTAGTCGGGAACGTCGCGAACGCCAATGTGGCCATGGTCGTCTCCCAACCTGCCCAGCCCAACATCACGTCCGTGGGTACCCTGACGGGTCTGACAATCAATGGATTGCTCGTCGCTTCCAACGGTTCGGGAATTTCAAACCTTAATTCAAGTAATTTGGTCGGGAACGTCGCGAATGCCAATGTTGCCCTGGTGGTCTCCCAACCTGCTCAGCCCAACGTGACGTCACTGGGTACCCTAACGGGTCTGACGATCGACGGATTACTCATAGCCTCGAACGGTTCGGGAATTTCAAACATAAATTCAAGTAATTTGGTCGGGAACGTTGCGAATGCCAATGTGGCCATGGTCGTCTCCCAGCCTGCCCAGCCCAACATCACGTCTGTGGGTACTCTGACGGGTCTGACGATCGACGGGTTGCTCATAGCCTCAAACGCGTCGGGGTTGTCTAACGTCAACGCCTCTAACCTAGTAGGGAACGTTGCCAACGCCAATGTGGCTCTGGTGGTATCTCAACCTGCTCAGCCCAACGTGACGTCACTGGGTACCCTGACCGGCCTGACGATCGACGGGTTACTCATAGCCTCCAACGGTTCTGGAATTTCAAACCTAAATTCATCGAACCTCGTGGGTAACGTGGCCAACGCCAATGTCGCTCTGGTGGTCTCTCAACCTGCTCAACCCAACATCACCTCAGTAGGTACCCTGACGGGTCTGACGATTGATGGTTTACTCATAGCCTCCAACGGTTCGGGAATTTCAAATATAAATTCAAGTAATTTGGTAGGAAACGTTGCGAACGCCAATGTGGCTCTGGTGGTCTCGCAACCAGCTCAGCCCAATATAACTTCAATTGGAACCTTGAGCTCTCTAAACGTTTCAGGGGTTTCGAATCTCACGGCCATATGGGGGTCATTGGCAACACCGGATCAGCCTAACGTGACGTCACTGGGTACCCTGACGGCTCTCACGACCGGTAACCTCACGGTCACGTCCAACATCCTCCCTGGGACTGGTGATGGCAACACATACCTCGACGGTAACATCATAGTTTCGGGTAACGTCTTTTCGGCTCTCGGTATGCCCCTTGGGTCTGGTGGCGGTTACTATTTCTCACTGCCTTCAGACATTACACTCCAGGTTCCCTACACTGGTGCTCTGTACGGGACAACCTACCCCCTTTCGGTCGGCCTCTCGAACGGTTTCACGATCAACGGCACCTCCACACTCATAACGGTCACACCCAATGGCAACTTCCAGTTTAGTGTCGCGGGGCCGTACATGCTTCGCGCCGTGTTCAACTCGACAGACAACATCACGGGTCTGGCTGTCGGCTCGAACGTGGCGGACGTCCACGGGACGGATCAGGGGTACATGTACCGCTACACGACCTTCATAACCCAGAACCCCACGGAGCTCATAGAGATTCCTTTCAACGTGACTGATGTCTCAAAGTATTACTATTTGGATATGTTCAGTACAGACGGGGGCGTCCTCAAGGCGACCGCGACGAGCGA